CCTTGGCTGTACGACACGCCTGGCACAGATTATGCAGGCGGCGAAATAGGCGAGCGTTATTACACAGCATCCAGATTCCCTCAAATTTATCGCTGCGCCTTAGGAGGCATCACACTTAATCGACGGACGCGCTTTTTTGAGCTTGGCATTCGCAGCACTGTTGCAATGCAAATTCAGGGTATGTGCAATTTTGCTGATGTACCAATAGAAGTTCCTGAATTTATTTACGGAACGGTCACAGCGGTTTCAATCGTTTCTGGAAATACAGGAAGTTTGGTGAATGGCACGTTTTCTCCTGCTGTTTCTGGAGGAAGTGGTAGTGGCCTAACGTTGTCGATAACTGTTAGTGGTGGTTTAATTACGTCTACAACAATTACTGCCGCAGGTAGCGACTACAACACAAGAAATTTTGTTACCGTTGTTTTAAGCGTTAGTGGTGGTGGCACACGTACCATTACATATCAGATTAACAATGTAGAGGCAGTTCAAACCGGTACGCAGGAAGTTCCAGGGTATCGCGCTATTAATTGGAAAGCAGCAGATGCTTTGGACGGCGCAAGCATTGAAGATAACCTTACCAATGCAATTTTCAGCTCTGGAACAGTTACATCCCCAGAAAAGCGTTACAGCTTTTTCCGCGTCTCGCTGCGTAGTGACCCAGATGTCAACGCTGCATTTACATCTACGGGAAACACTATTTTCTGCGTAGCCAGCGCGAAGGAAACCCCTGTATTTAACTACTTGCGTTTTGCTATGAACGGTGACGCAAGTTGGGAAGTACGCATCGAGCCGGTGTCTAGCTGGGAAGTGCGCTACGGAGGCTTTGAGATTGTTCAACTAAAAGCCGACCCTGGTGAGAATTATGTAAGCGTGCCTTTCGGGGCGGGCACAGTAATTGCACAAGGCAGCTACTTAACTGGAGTGTCAACATCCGATTTGTTTGATATCCAAAACCTCCGCCCTAAGCGTGAAATCGGCTTGAGCTGGACTGAAGGTGATTACAGCTCAAACACGGACGGAACATACATCGACTTTTATGCACGCGCCGCTGAGTTTTTTGTTTACGACGAAATCACTACGAGCTGCTCCTCTGGTCCTGAGCACGAGATCGCTTACGTAAACGTAATACAACCGAATGATGAAGTCCCTGAGTACACAAATATGTGTCTTGTTGGTATTAACGCCAAGGCGACACGCGAATGGTCCCAGTTCTCACAGTTCTCGGCATACGTCACTGAAGGCATCAAGGTAAATAGCTTGCTGGGTGGTTATGAAAGCACCCACTTGTTCCCCGAGATTTTGTATGACTTCATGACCAATACGCGCTACGGTCTTGGCAACGAAATCAGCGCGGAACAAATTGACACTACCTCATTTACTGCTGCCGCCCAGTTCTGCTTGGACAATCGCTTCTTCTACGACGGCCCAAAATTAAACAACACGAACTGGCGTCAGTGGGCAGCCGATACTGCAGCAACACACTGCCTGCTGCTGATCGAGCGCGGGGGCATTTTCTATTTAGAGCAAGCCATTCCAGAGCAGCCTGAAATTCGTGGTCTTTTCACTGCTGGTAATTGCATCAGCATGGAACTGCGCATGGCAGAAGCCGAGCAACGCCAGCCGGTATCGTTGTCGGTCAAATACAGAACTGAACAATACGGTGGTGCGGCACCGTCAGAAAGCACAGACCCGTCATACGGTTTGTTCCCAGAACCGCAGGAACGTTTTGTGTATCACACGTCTTGGGGCGAAGGCACCACTGAAAGCATCGACATGTCCGATTATTGCACCAGTGAAAACCATGCCATCAAAGCAGCGCGTTACATCATCGGTGCTCGCAAATTGTCCGATCACACAGTGAAGATTGCAACCACATACGAAGCACTAACCAGTTCGCTGGCACCAGGCGATTTCATTAAGGTTGCTCTCGACTACACACATTACAATCAATTTGTGAATGGTGCTGTTACTGCAGATGGCAAGCTGGTGTCATCCACTGCCTTGGCGGATGGAACGCACACAGTTGTGTACTGGACTGGCGAACAAAACGCCGAAGTTCTTGAAGGCACACTGACTGTCAGCAATGGCGGCACAACCGCCAGTCCCCCCGGGATCGTCTTTACGGTCAAGACTTCCGAAATTACAACACGCACCTACCGCATTGACTCCATCCAACCGAGCGATGATGGCTACGAGATCGAAGCAGTCCACACTCCAATGCTTTCTGATGGCACGCTCCAGCTTTACGCTGAATGGAGCGATGACTCGTACTGGACGGAGCTGTAACGATGGCAAATTTTCCAGCAGTCACGCCCACGGCAATGGACTTCACCGCACCGGAATTTCCGGTCAAGTCCAACACCTCGCTTAGTGGTGTGGTGTCTCGCCGTATTTTCGGCAACCGTGGGTCGCGCTCGGTTTTGAGCCTGAGCTTCGACAACGTGACCGATGCTGTCGCCACAGAATTCTTCGACACCTGGAACGAAGCCAAGGGGCAACTAGACAGCCTGACTTTGCCAGCGGCTGTATTCACTGGAGCTGATGCTGCACTGACTGCATACCTTTCAGATGGAGGTGATCAGCTTGTATGGCATTTTGCCGAACCGCCTCAGTTGCAGCGCGTGACGCCGGGGGTCAGCAGCGTTCGAGTTACGCTTGAAGCAACTCGCGATTTCTAGCTAAAGTACTTTCAGATTGGAGTGAGCCTTGGCAGTCCTTACAGGTAAAAATGGTGCCTTGCGCTGGAATGGCAGCACAATTGGCAAGGTCCGGTCTTGGTCGTTGAATGTCAGCAGAGACGCGCTGGAGACCACTGATCTTGGCAAATATGACCGAACGTACACCACAGGATTGCGTGGAGCGACTGGCACTGCTGATTTGATGTACGACCCAGCAGAGGGCGGCGCAGTTCAATTATTGAATAGTATTTTTAGTAATGATTCCGACGTTTCCCAGTCGGTTGAATTTGTGTTGGATTCGGCGGGCGGTAAAACATTTAGCTGCAGTGCGTTTTTAACAAATGCATCGCCGAGCGTTAATGTTGCCGATATTCAAGTTTGCTCTATTTCGTTTCAGGTCTCTGGTTCAATTAGTGGCGGCTTCTAGGGATGGCAGTCCTTGGCATAAATGGGATTGTCAGGCTTAGGCGAGACGCGCCAGGCCCGATAGTCATTCCGGTGTCCAGTGCTCGCGCTGACATTGATGTTTTTTTGGTCAAAAGCCAAGAGTTTTGGAATGGAGACGAGGTAAGGCTTTTATCCCCAAATGGACTTCCGTTGTCTGCGGACGCGCTTCCTAGCGGTGTTGGCTGTTATTTCGGGTCTTTTTGGGAATTGGGTCCTAACAGAAATCATGTAACAGCCGAGGATGATGAATACTATGTAAGCAACGATGATTCCGTAGACTTTTACAATCAAGGAACGCCTGTAAATACAGCAACGTATTATGTTTACAGAGACAGGCTGGATCGAATTAGTTTTTACAACACGCGCGCCAAGGCTTTGAAAGGCGCCACTGCTGACAGGATTGACATCAAGCAACTTAATTTCAAATACATTGTAATGTCAGCAGCTGGAACGGAAGAATATGACAATGCAATTGCAGAATGCGTTGCGGCAGTTGGCGAGTACCGTTTGAGCGATGTAACCGATGAAGTGACGCTAGAAAGTATTTGTGACTTTCCGCCTTTGTTCTTGCAACCAGTCGCGGGGACAGCGGAATATGACGATGCAGAGCTGTCTCCTCGCCGCTGGATCAACGGATTCCCGTGGATCATTCAAGGTTGCATCGCGGAATGGAGTATCGAACTAGATGCTGCAGGCATTAACACTACAGCAGTTGGCGATAAATTTGGTGAAAATGTAAAATCAATTGTTAGCGGTGGCGGTAGTTTTGATTTTGACATTGACAGAAAAGCGAGTGACGACAGTTACGACGCGACTGCCTTGATGCAACTGCTTCTGCTGACGGAAAAAGGTTGCAAGGCCGAAGCGCAGTTTTACATGATCTACGGCAGGCAGGAAAGCGTTTCTCAACCAGAGCTCCTGCCTGGTGATTTGTTTTACGAATGCGATATTTTGATTACGAATAGCGCTGTCAACACCAGGGCAGGCGAAATTATTGTTGGAACCGCGAATTTTGTTACCACCGGTCCCATTGAGCTTAGAATGGGCACATAAGCTTGTGCTGTGTAGGGAGCCAACGTGACAGCCATCATCCTGCCTGGCCAGACTGGCGCAATTGACGATATCAATATTACTCAGGGTGATTTTCGCGATCAAATCGCCGCCATTGCAGTTGCCGCCCGCCGTTACTCCGGCGGCACTGATCAAGGCGTTAGCACCACGTCATTGTACGTGGACCCCGAGATCGGCACCGACGACTGGGAATCTGGCATCGCTGATGGCACTGCTGTGCCGCCGCTGACCAATCAGCAGATCACAGCGGGCTACTCCAAGAGCGCACCGTTCAAAACCCTGCAGCGTGCGCTGATTGAAGCCGCCCGTTTGTCCATTGTTTCGGGCGGCAGTAACGACTTGTACGACCGCGTGGTCATCCGCGTGTCACCAGGCGAGCACATTATTGACAATGCCCCCGCTGGTTCTGAAACCGTTAGCTCTTGGGGTAGCTCCTTTTCGCCTACTGCTGCAAATCTGCGTGCATTTAATGGCAGCGGCATTGGCGTGATCCTGCCTCGCGGCGTTTCGATTGTTGGCGAGGATCTGCGTAAGTCCGTCATTCGTCCGAGCACTGTTCCGGCAGCCAACCTCAGTCCATCAACTGCCCGTGGCGCAATCTTCAAAGCCACTGGTGGATCGTTCTTCTTTAATTTCACCTTCAAAGATGCCATTGGCATCACTACTTCGCACCACCTGTTGTCGGCGTTTGAATTTTGCGGTGAAGCTGAATTAGCTGCTTTTTATACCAAGGTTGCTACTGCATTTGGCCTGAATCCTGCTGATGCAGAAATCATTAATCCTGGTGAAACACAGATTACCACTGTTTATCCCGACGGCAGCGCTGTTCCCGAAGTTGACTCCACTCGCGGCAGTTCGCCATATGTGTTCAACTGCTCGCTACGTTCCGATTACGGAATGTGTGGCATGTTCCTTGATGGCGACAAGGTAACAGGCTTTAAGAGCATGGTGGTGGCGCAATTCACCAATGTGTCCCTGCAAAAGGATATGAATGCGTGGGAAGTTTATAGCTCTGGTAGCTGGAGCGTCCCAGCAAATTATGCCGCCTACATTGCATCAGACATTAACGATGTGCGTTATCGCATCGGCGGCGATATCAATCACGAGACCGGATGTTATCAAGTTGATTATCGCAGCTTCGGCTTCAAATGTATCAACAATTCAATCTTGCAGGAGGTTAGTTGTTTCGTAATTGGCGATGCGGTTCACCATTGGACTGCAAGCGGTGGTGAATGCACCATCACCAATTCCAACTCAAACTTTGGCCTTACAGCACTGCTGTCTTCTGGCTTCCGTGGTATCGGCACTGATGGCGGCGCCTTCGATCAAGACAGCGGCTTTTTGGCAAAAGCCATCCGGCGTGCGCTTAAAGTGCGCACCGATGGCAGCAACATTCGCCAAATCACGATTGGCACTGTTCAGAGTTACAACAGCGGCACTGGTGTACTGACACTTGAAGCCGCTTTCGACCCGAGCATCACTTTTGGTCGATACGGCTATAGCCTCAAGGAAGACGACTATTTGTGGATCGAAAATCGCAGCCGTGACACAGGCCCGGGCTATGTTCCAGGCGATAAAGATGCTTCTAGCGCTATTGACGTAAGGGCAAAGCTTGCCGCGACACCTTGGGATGAAGGATCGCCAACGCTCATCAGCGTCAACCCCAGTGGTGATCTAGCGATCAATAACATCACAACGATGGATCCTGCGGTGCTGGTAGGCAACCGCGTTTACATCCGCCGTCTTGTGGACACACGCACTCCAGAGGAGCGCAAGTATTCAGTCATTGTCGAAAACAGCAACCCCACTGCTACCCGCCGACCAGTGGGTAATTTTGTCGCCCGTCTCGGAAGCCGCACTGGCACTAGCACTCAACTTGACCCCACAAACGGATCCGGCGAACTGTTCCTCATTTCTGAATCGACAGTTGACAATACCGGCACTGGCGTGTCCGGCAGTCGGTACAACTTAGTGCTACGTCCCGGCGATTCAGCTAGCACGTTTACGCCTGATCAGTATTACCGCGTCGGCACGCCCGCTTTTAGCTCGAATCGAATTTATCGCTCCAAGCGGAACGAAGCTTTTACTACATTCTCGACAGATGAGTGGGAGCCTACATTGCCAATGCTCACCAACGAGCGCGGCATTGAAGCTCTTCGCATTGCAATCGGCCCTGAACTGTTGATTGACAAGGATCTATCAAATGATCCGGCAAGCACGAATCTTGGCGTCAATCAAGAAACAGACGCTGACATTTTGGCTCAAGTGCGTAGCGCCACAGATTATCGCGGCATTGGCGATTTCATGCAGGCTATCGGTTATAGCAGCAGCAACGTCAATTCAATCCTGACACTGCAAGACAGTGCAACAGTTAGGGACTGGGACCCATCAGCCCTGAGTAGCCCTGCACCTAGCGGCAAGCTGAGTGCTCGCGGCTTCTGGCCTTTGGAATTTAACCGCCCCAGTTTGATTCGTGCTTTCGGTCAGGCATACGAATGGGCGGGTCAGGGTAACTATTCCAAGGCAATGCCTAAGTATCAGGTGACTGCCCTGAGTGATCAGCACAAGATTGATTACTTCGCGGTCAACCACATGGGCGGTCGCGTATATAACACCGGCTTCAACGAGGACGGTTTGATTGTTCAAGGCGACACGATCAACGACCTTGGCACTAACACTGTTGTTACCACTGAAACCGCTGGTCTTGGCGCATTGGGCGGCGACCCGGATTTTCCGGTGGTTCCTACCAGTTTTGACACACTGACTGTTACAGACGAATTTAACGCTCTTCAAGAGGCCAACTTTAACAACATCACAATTAACGGTGTTATCGATGGTGCGCCTACGTTTGCGCCTAACTTCCTGCCTGTCGCAAGCGAAACCGTTGAAGGCATCATCGAACTTGCCACAAGCGCTGAAGTGGCTGCCTTTAACGAAATCGACAAGGCAGTAACACCCGCCACGCTCGGTGATGTGCGTGGAGCGGCAGATGGTTTTGCCTCTTTGGATGGGAGCACAAAACTACCTACGGCTCAGCTCCCCAACATTCCAGAAGCCAATCTGCCTGCTGCGTCTACGACGTTAAAAGGCATCATTGAGATTGCCACGAACACTGAAGCTGCTGCTTATAGCGACACATCCCGAGCATTAGTACCGAGCAACTTAGCAGCTCTTCGTGGCGCGGCCAATGGTCTTGCAACATTAGACGGCAGTTCGCTGCTGCCTACCGCGCAGCTTCCCGAGATTCCACTGGCCAACATCCCAACGTTGACCAATGCCAAGCTGCCTGTACTGGAGCTGGCAAAGCTGCCGACTATTCCCGCTAACAAGCTGCTGACCGTGCCAGTGGCATGGGTGAGCGGTAACACTAACTTTGACCTAAGTGCCAACTTCACCTTCTCCCATAGCGGCACCGCCACAAACCTTGCCCTTGGAGCACCAAGCACCACTGGTTATATCGGCACTTCAGGATTCATCTACATTACCAATACGACAGGCGTTGCCTTGAGCGGCATTGACAATGCCAACTGGTACGGCGCAGTCAACACTTGGGTGAATCCCACCAATAACACTACCGGCTTAACTGGTAATTTGATCATTGGTTACTACATTGCCGCTGCAAATACAGTGGTGTACACCGCATCCATGGTGAGCTGACATGGCAGGTAATTCAGTCCCCGTATTTTTCGGCGCCAAGGCTCGCACCAAAAAGCCGCCTGGCATTGACGTGACAAGCATTACTGACTTGTCTGGATCAATGCAGCCGTATGCAAGTTTTATTTCAGCTAGGGCAACGTATGTAGCACTTGAAAACGCATTGATTGCACAAGGCATTGGCGTGCTGTCATCTAACCGTTACAGCTTTGCAAGTGGTGGGGACTCAACAAATAATACGCTTAGTCAAATTGAAAGAAACGTCATTGTTAGTGGTGTTTCTCAGCGCTGGGCACCTGGCGCAAATGTGCTAGATGGCACGGCAACAATTCCGACCCTGACGGCCAACCAAGGCACCCGCACGGAAGACATGGGGATCGCT